TTAATAAAGGCGGCTTAATGAAAAAGAAAAAGAAATAACCCATACTAATAACTATAAGGCTACCCAGTGTAATAGCTGGCCCCAACATAAAGGAGATGGAATATGCCTGAACTAGCAGAAGTTGAAACACCAAAAACTGCAGGATTTGTTGAACGAGGATCAAACTACGCCAGACGTCAACAACGTATGCAAGATGAAGAAGAGGAGATCAAGCGTCTTGAAGCTGAACAACGTGGTGAAATTGAATCAGACGAAGAACAGCAACCAGAAAAAGAAAGTGTCGAAGCGAAAGAGGCCGATACAGAAGTTAAAGAAGAGACGTTATCTCCAGAAGAAAGAAGCTTCAAAAAACGTTATGGTGATTTAAGACGTCACATGCAACAAAAAGAAAAGGAGTGGGAAACTAAACTAGAAGCACTCCAAAAAAGTTCTGAAAGAATGGGTATTATTCCCCCCAAGTCAGATGAAGATATTGAGGAATGGTCAAGAGAATATCCTGATGTAGCTGGTATTGTAGAAACAATTGCAGCTAAAAAAGCACAAGAAATGTTTGAAAGAGCTAATACTCGTATTAAAGAACTAGACGAAGCTCAAGCAGAAGCTGAACGAGTAAAAGCTGAAAATGAAATACGTAAGTCACATTCAGACTTTGATGACTTACGAGGTTCAGACGAGTTTCATGATTGGGCAGACGAACAACCTAAATGGGTACGTGATGCACTTTATGAAAACTCTGATGATCCAGCTTCAGTAATTCGTGTAATTGATCTTTATAAATCAGATAAAGGCCTTACAAATGAAGCTAAAAAAGCTAAAACAAAAGCAGCAGCTAAAACAGTTACTAAACGTAGTAGAACAGAAGTAGATTTAGCTGATGCAAATGGAATGATTCGAGAGTCAGAGGTTGCAAAAATGTCTGACAAAGAATTTGAAGAACGTTCAAACGAGATTAATGCTGCAATGCGTAGTGGTAAATTCGTTTATGACGTAACTGGTTCTGCCAGATAACTGTTGACAAATAAAAAATCATCAGTATAACTAGGGTCATACAACAAAAGCCTCTTTTGACTACCTTTTGTTATAAACCTATTTTAACTAAAGTCTAAACTAATAAGAACTACCTGTTCAAGTATAGGCCCAGAAGCTATTTGGTAGGCCAACTGAATAACATCTGCACCCTAGAAAATGTAACAGCCTCTTGTCGGTGTTTAGCTTTGTAACCCGAAGCCAAATATCAGGAGGATTTTATCATGGCTTTTACTTCAGCATCGGGTTACGGTAACTTACCTAACGGTAACTTTAGTTCCGTAATCTATTCTAAAAAGGTACAACTTGCATTTCGTAAGAGTACCGTAGTTGGTGACATCACTAACTCTGATTATTTTGGTGAGATCAGTGCACAAGGTGACACTGTTAAAATCATCAAAGAACCTGAAATTTCCGTAAGCTCTTATGCTCGTGGAACTCAAATTTCAGCACAAGATCTTGACGATGAGGATTTTTCTCTTGTAGTCGACAAAGCAAACTACTTTGCGTTTAAAATCGACGACATCGAGGAAGCTCACTCACATGTCAACTTTATGGATCTTGCAACCAATCGTGCAGCATATCGTTTGGCTGATCAGCATGACCAAGAAGTTCTTGGATACCTGTCTGGTTACGCACAATCAACACTGCACTCATTAGCAGACACAGTAAACACTACCGTAAATGGTACTAAAGCTGTTTCAACTGCTGGTTCAGATGAATTGCTTTCAAGCATGAAACTGAAAAAGGGTGACTTTGGAAACATCACTACAGGTTCTGCTGGTGATCACTCCATTCCACTCGCAGCACGTTTGCCAGGTGCAACTGCTCTTCCAACTGCTACAGCTTCACCAGCAATGGTTGTTGCACGTATGGCCCGTCTTCTTGACCAACAACAAGTTGACACACAAGGCCGCTGGTTGGTCGTAGACCCAGTATTCATGGAACTGCTACGTGACGAGGATTCTCGTTTCTTGAACGCAGATTTCGGTGAGTCAGGCGGTCTGCGTAATGGTCTGACTGTTGCAAACTTCCACGGCTTCCGTGTGTATACTTCAAGCAACCTACCAGCAGTCGGTACAGGCCCAGGTACAACTGGCTCTGGAAACCAAAACACTGACTATGGTGTTATTGTTGCTGGTCATGATTCTGCTGTTGCAACCGCAGAGCAAATCAACAAAACGGAAACATATCGTGATCCTGACAGCTTTGCTGACATCGTTCGTGGTATGCACCTATACGGTCGTAAGATTCTTCGTCCAGAAGCAATCGTTACTGCCAAGTATAACGCAGCGTAAGGGAGGTATAAATTATGGCTACTGTAACAACTCTCTCTAAAGCAGCAGGTGGACGTGGTAATCCATCTAACAAACCATATCTGGTCGAAAAAGAAATCGACTTGGCTGCAGCAGCAACTGCTAAGGGTTCTGCCCTAGCCGCTGCAGACATCATTCAAGCAATTACTGTTGGTGCAAACACAATGGTAATGGCTGCAGGTATGGAATGTACAACAACACCTTCAGGTGGTACTGGTACGGTTCTTGACCTTGGTATCACAGGTGGTGACGTTGATGCATTTGTTGACGGTTTTGCATTTGATTCTGCTTCTGCAGGTGATTATGCAACATTGGCAAACACTGCATGTCCTATCTTGGTTACAACATCAGATACTATTGATGTTCTAATTCAAGCTGCGACAACTGTTTCTACAGCAGGTAAAGTACGTGTTTGGGCAATGCTGATGGATGTTGATTCTATCGGTTCCGACAAAGGTGCTGCTGAGGTTTCTCGTGACTACCTCGCATAAATAAACTTAGGGGGCTGCTTTTGGGTGGCCCCTTTACTACCCTAAAGAGGTAAAAATGGCATATAATTACTTAGGTCTTACAAACGAAGTCTTAGCTAGATTTAATGAGGTAGCTTTAACTGAAGCTGGCTTTACGTCTTCTCGTGGATTTCAAACACAATGTAAGAATGCAGTAAATGATGCTATTAACTATATCAATACTCGTGAATATAGTTGGCCTTATAATCATTCTACACAGACAGAAACTTTAGTAGCTGGAACTACACGTTATACAATTCCTGCTACAGCTAAACATGTAGACTATGATACATTTAGAATTGTAGAAGACTCTAGTTTGGGTGCTCAAGGTAGGTCTTTAACTGTTTTAGATTATAAAGATTATTTAAATAGATTTATTGAACAAGAAGATAGATCAGATGTGGGTGGTGTACCTACTCACGTATTTAGAACACCAGATAATAATTTTGGTTTGTATCCTTATCCAGACAAAGCTTATTCATTAAAATATGAATATTATGTATACACAACAGCCCTTAGCAGTGCTACAGATGTACCTACAATACCTGAACAATACAGGCAAGTAATTGTAGATGGAGCAACTGCTTTTGGTTATCAATATAGAGGCGAGTCTACTCAATACCAATTAAATTTTGAAAGACTTTTAGAGGGTATTAAAAGTATGCAAAGCCTTTTGTCTAACAGGGTAGACTACATTCGTTCTACAGTTATTTATAGAAATCCAATAGGATCTTTTGCAGGATAAAACATGGCAGATGAGTCTGGTCTTAATCCATTTACATTTCCTTTGCAAGGTGGTTTAGTTCTTGACCGTTCTACCTTTGCTATGGAACCAGGAATGGCATTAGAGTTAGAAAACTTTGAGCCTGACGTTAGTGGTGGATATAGACGTATTAATGGTTTTGAAAAATGGAATACTAATGTAGTTCCTCAGACTGCTAGTTCCACAGAGCCAGTGTTGATGTCTGCATACTTTGATGGGAATAGTAAAGTAATAGCCGCTAGAGGTACAAGTGTATATGAAGCTGCAAGTGGCAGTGGATCTTGGACAAGTATAGATAGTGGCAGAACGGGTGCTATACGTTATACATTTGATAAATATAATTTGTCTGGTACAGAGTTTATAGTATGGGCAGATGGTGCTAACAATGCTACTAAGTATGATGGTACAACAGTAACAGATCTTAATGCTACAGGTGCACCAGCTAATCCTAAGTTTGTAAAACATTTTAAAAATGCTTTGTTTTTTGCTGGTATGTCAGCCTCACCAGAAGAAATAGTTTTTACTGCACCATATACCGATAGTGATTTTAGTTCAGCTAATGGTTCAGGATCAATACGAGTTGACAGTAAAGTTACAGCACTGTTTCCATTTCGTGATGAACTGTTTATTTTTGCAGAAGAACGTATATACAAACTTGTAGGAAATACTATTGCAGACTTTGTATTACAGCCAGTAACTAGAGATATTGGATGTCTTAATGGTTTTACTGTACAAGAACTTGCAGGTGAAATAATATTCCTTGGTCAGGATGGTTTGCGTACAGTTGCAGGTACAGCTAAAATTAATGACGTAGAACTTGGTACTATTAGTAAACCTATACAAGAATTGTTTGAAGGTGAAACTGATGTTGATGACTTTAATAGCTTAGTTATTCCAGATAAAACACAATATAGAATTTTCTTTTCTAAACCAAATAGTCAACTTCAATCTACAACAATTGGAGTTATTGCGGTAAGAAAAGCTCAAGGATATGAGTTTGCTAAACTAAAGGGCATTCAACCAGCTTGTACAGATTCAATAAGTGTTCAGGGTGATACGTTTATATTACATGGTGGTTACGATGGCTATGTGTATAGACAAGAAAAAACTAACAAATTTGATGGTACAAATATTATAGGTCGTTATCGTAGTCCAGATATTACAGCAGGTGATGCAGGTATACGTAAAAACTTTCAAAGAGTTATTATTAACTATTCACCCACAGGTACAGTAAACTCTGATTTGTTTTTGCGGTATGATTATGAAGATCCAAATGTACCAAGACCAGCAGCTTATCCTTTTGATTCAACAAAAGTAGTAGCTATTTATGGAACTTCATTATATGGAACAGCTACTTATGGTGGTCAAACAAACCCACTTGTAAGGCAACCAGTAGAAGGATCAGGTTTTGCTGTAGCACTTCGTGTTGTGGATAATGCGGAATCAGCACCATACTCACTTAAAGGTTTTCAGCTAGAATTTGATGTAGGAGCAAGAAGGTAAATGGCAGGTTATACAAGACAGTCTACATATACAGACGGTGATATTATACAGGCAGCAGACTCTAATGATGAGTTTGACCAACTTCTTGCTGCCTTTAATAATAGCGCTGGACACGCACATGATGGGACTGCTGCAGAAGGTCCAGTGATTGGACTTATTGGTGATCCAGGTGTTACTACTCCATTAAACAAGGTTGTTGTTGATGATACCAACAATCAAGTAGAGTTTAATATTGATGTATCAGGGGTTTCTACAGAACAGTTTGTAGTTAAAGATGGTGTTATTGAACCTACTACAGACAACGATATTGATTTAGGTTCAAGTGGTAAAGAGTTTAAGAATTTATATATTGATGGTACGGCTAACATTGATAGCCTTGTAGCTGATACTGCAGATATTAATGGTGGTACAATAGATAGTGCTGTTATTGGTGGAACTACGGCTGCTGCAATTACTGGTACAACAATTACTGCTAGTACAAGTTTAGCTCTTGCTAGTGGTGCTACTGTTACTGCTATTCTTGACGAAGATGCAATGACTTCTAACAGTGCAACTGCATTAGCAACACAACAATCTATCAAAGCATACGTTGACTCTCAGGTAACTGCCCAAGACCTAGACTTTCAAGCTGATACAGGCGGTGCTCTTAGTATTGACTTAGACAGTGAGACTATGACATTTACTGGTGGTACGGGTATTGATACCTCTGGTTCTGGTAATACTGTTACTTTTGCTATTGATAGCACTGTTACTACTCTTACTGGATCTCAAACACTTACAAATAAAACACTTACATCTCCAACTGTAAATGCAGCTACGATTACAGGTGTAGTAGATATGACGGGTGCTGTTCTTTCTGGTTCATCACCTCTTGTGTTTGAAGGATCAACAGCAGATGCATTTGAAACTACATTTGCTATTACAGATCCTACTGCAGACAGAACAATTACTTTTCCTGATGCAACAACAACTGTAGTTGGTACTAATACAACACAAACTTTAACTAATAAAACACTTACAACTCCTATTATTTCATCTATTAGTAACACAGGCACCTTGACACTGCCTACAAGTACTGATACACTTGTTGGTAAAGCAACAACAGATACACTAACAAATAAAACATTGACAAGTGCTGTACTGAATGGTACAATAAGTGGTACGTCAATTAAAGATGAAGATGACATGGTTTCTAACAGTGCATCTCATCTGGCTACACAACAATCAATTAAAGCTTATGTAGATGCTCAAGTTACTGCACAGGATTTAGACTTTCAAGGTGACAGTGGTGGAGCACTAAGCATTGACTTAGATAGTGAAACACTTACTATTGCTGGTGGAACTGGTATTGACACAAGTGGGTCTTTAAATACTCTTACTGTTGCTATTGATTCTACTGTAGCTACACTTACAGGAACGCAAACTCTTACTAATAAAAGTATTGATGCAAGTCAGCTTACTGGTACTGTGGCTAATGCAAGACTAGATGCAGAGCTACAAGCACTTGCAGGACTTACATCTGCAGCAGATAAAGGTATTCAGTTTACTGGTTCTGGTACAGCAGCTACTTATGATCTTACTGCAGCAGGTAAAGCACTTCTTGATGATGCTGATGCAAGTGCTCAAAGAACTACTTTGGGTCTTGGTACAATTGCTACACAAGATTCAACAAACGTAAACATTGATGGTGGTGCTATTGATGGTACTATTATTGGTGCTAATAGTGCAGCAGCAGGAACGTTTACTACAGCTACTGCTACTACGTTTAGTGGAGATTTAAACGGTACAATTAATACAGCTACCACAGGAACTACTCAAGCAGAAGGTACTAATAACACTACCATCGCAACAACAGCTTATGCTAACACTGCAGCAGATGCATCAGCTATTGCACTGGCTATTGCTCTAGGATAAAAGGAAAAGGTTATGGCAAACACGTTTAAATGTGTTACAAAAGCAGGGGTTACAACTCTTGATGACATATACACAGTGGCAGGATCTACCACTGCAATTGTTATTGGTCTTGTACTTGGTAACACAACATCATCTCAAGTTACAGCTACAGTAACACTTAGCTCTGACACTGCAGCCCGTGCAGGTAACAATGATGAGGCCAATCAGGATGTAGAGATTGTAACAAATGCACCTATTCCTGCAAACTCTTCATTGTCTGTATTAGATGGTAAGATTGTAATGGAAGCAACAGACATTTTAAAAGTTTCTGCATCTGGTGCAACGGATGTTATTGTTAGTATTCTGGAGCAAACCTAATGAGTAACCAAAGTGATCTTGCAAAATCTGCGGCTGGGTTTAA